CTAAATAACAAGATGTCTGAGATTCAGAAGTCATTGCTAGAGGAGTATGGTAAGGTTAATGTTAACATAGAGACTGGGGAGATATCTGAGCAAGAAGATGAGTGATATTAGAAAAATATCAGTAGGAACTGACTACAAAACTTCTTGTATGCACTATGTTGTAGGTCAAGAGGTTCTTGGAGGTTCTTATTCTATTCATCTTATAAAGTATAACACAGATGATTCTTCTTACGCTATATGGATAGAGGGTAATGGAGAGATACTTTTATGGAAGAGTTTCAATAGGAACGTACCAGTTACTATAGAGTACAACATAAACTTTTAATGAAGTCACCTTATAGTTTTATAGTGAAGCCTGTCAATGACAGGAGATACGACAATGTGAAAAAAATATCTGGGATAGATTTTATAACAAGCACATCTCAGGAGGATCATACTGTGTCTAATAGATTTGCAAAGGTTGTATCTACACCTATTGCATACCCTGGTCCTGTTAAGGAGGGTGATATATTGTTGGTTCACCACAATGTGTTCAAGTATTACTATGACATGAAAGGAAGGCAAAAAAGCGGTAAGAGTTTTTTGTTTGATGACTTGTTTCTTATAGATGACGATCAATACTTTATGTATAACTCAGGTGACAAATGGTTCGCTAGAGATAGGTATTGTTTTGTTCAGCCTGTAGAGAAGGGTGAGTTCTATTTAGACTACCACGGAAATGAGCAGCCGCTTGTTGGTAAGATGAAGTATAGTAACAGGGTATTAGAAGAACAAGGAATAAAGGCTGGTGACACTGTTTCATTTAAACCTAACAGTGAGTATGAGTTTAAGGTTAATGGAGAGAAGCTTTATCGAGTAATGACTCATATGATAACAATGAAGTTGTAATGAATTCAGAGGAGATAAAATTAGAGATTATTAAGGCAGCAGAGAAGGCTGTTAAAGAGCTTATCAAGGTAGCTAAGGAAAGTATCATCAAGAAGGATATGGATGACCTGTCTCCTGATATTGCTGCTGATAGGTTGAAAAACGCTGCTGCTAGTAAGAAGCTTGCTATATTCGATGCTTTTGAGATATTGAATAGAATAGAGGCTGAGAAGTCATTGTTAAATAATAGTGATGACGATAAAGATATGAATAGTTTTGCTGAAAGAAGGGCTAAATAACATAATCCCTAATCATGTAAAGGGAGTAAAAAACAAAGCGAAGTCTTTTGAATATGGTTACAATAAGGATTATGACATTGTAATAATTTCAAAGGACGGTACTCTTGGCGATATTATTGAAATAAATGGTTTAAAAATAGGGCTTCCACTACAACCTAAGACCATACACAAAAGAAGTAAAAAGAAGGAGGATCAGTATTGGGAGCCTTTTGAATACCCTAAACAGCTAGAGAAAATACGTTCTATATTTCAATGGAATGAAGCTCCTAAAGAATTTAAGTCTAGATGGGTTGATTATATAGAGAATGAGTTTGATCGTCGTGAGAATGGTTTTTGGTTCTACAACAATGGAAAACCTACGTATGTAACAGGGACTCATTATATGTACCTACAATGGACTAAGATAGATGTAGGACATCCCGACTTCAGGGAAGCAAATAGGATATTCTTTTTATATTGGGAGGCGTGTAAGGCTGATAATAGATGCTTTGGAATGGTGTATCTTAAGATACGTCGTTCTGGGTTTTCTTTTATGTCCTCATCAGAGACGGTGAACACAGCTACACTTGCAAAGGATGCGCGTGTTGGAATACTTTCTAAGACAGGTAACGATGCTAAGAAGATGTTTACGGACAAGGTAGTTCCTATATCTAGTAATTACCCATTCTTCTTCAAGCCAGTACAGGATGGTATGGATAAACCTAAGACAGAATTAGCTTATCGTGTGCCAGCGTCAAAGATTACTAAGAAGAATATGCACGAACTATCCAATGATATGGATGGTTTAGATACTACTATTGATTGGAAGAATACGGATGATAACTCTTACGATGGTGAAAAGTTGTTGTTATTAGTTCAGGATGAAAGCGGTAAATGGCTGAAACCTAATAACATACTAAATAACTGGCGTGTTACAAAGACGTGTTTACGATTAGGTAAGCGTATTATAGGCAAGTGTTTGATGGGGTCTACCTGTAATGCGTTGGAAAAAGGTGGTGATAATTTTAAGAAGCTATACTACGATTCAGATATCAATGTACGTAACGCCAACGGTCAAACAAAGAGTGGATTGTATTCATTGTTTATTCCTATGGAATGGAATTTAGAAGGTTTTATAGATAGATACGGTATGCCCGTAATAGACACACCGACTAAGAAGGTATATGATGTGTATGGCGACCTTATAACTCAAGGTGCTGTAGATTATTGGAATAATGAAGTAGAGAGTTTAAAGAATGATGCGGATGCATTAAATGAATACTACAGACAGTTTCCAAGAACAGAGTCTCATGCATTCAGGGATGAGAGTAAGTCTTCTTTGTTTAATCTAACGAAGATATACCAGCAAATAGATTATAACGAGGGTATGTTAAAGGATCGTGTGGTAACAAGGGGTAGTTTTCATTGGAAAGATGGTAAAAAGGATACTGAGGTTGTTTGGGTTCCAGATAATCGAGGTAGATTTCTTGTATCATGGATACCAAAAAAAGAATTGCAAAATAAAAGGATATCAACAGGAAGAGGTTACGCTCCTGGAAACGAGCATATTGGTGTGTTCGGATGTGACTCATATGACATATCAGGTACTGTAGGCGGTATAGGTTCTAACGGTGCTTTACATGGTCTGACTAAGTATCATATGGAGGATGCTCCTGTAAACCAGTTCTTTTTGGAATATGTTGCAAGACCTCAAACCGCAGAGATATTCTTTGAAGATGTATTGATGGCGTGTGTGTTTTATGGTATGCCAATACTTGCAGAAAACAATAAACCACGTCTACTGTATCATTTTAAGAATAGAGGTTACAGGAAGTATTCTATGAATAGACCTGATAAACCTAATAGGAAGCTCTCTGGTACAGAGAAAGAGCTGGGTGGTATACCTAACACATCTGAGGCAGTAAAACAGGCTCACGCAGAGGCTATTGAGACGTACATAGAAAAGTATGTAGGCATTGATACTGAGGGGACTTACAGACCTTCGGATGAAATGGGTAATATGCCTTTTGTTAGAACATTGCAAGATTGGGCGAGATTTGACATAAATAACAGAACTAAGTTCGATGCATCCATAAGTTCGGGTCTTGCTATCATGGCTACGCAAAGGAGTGAGGTAAAGTCCGTTGAAAGAAATAACAAAATAAGCATTAACTTTGCGAGATACAACAATAAAGGAAGATTTAGCGAAATAATCAGATGAAGGAAGTAAAAATATCTATCAATAAATCATCATTTCCTAGCCAATATGTGTCTGACTCTGAAAAGAATACAAAAGAGTTTGGATTAAGAATTGGTCAAGCCATTCAGTATGAGTGGTTTAAAAAAGATAATGGTGGTTCTAAATTTTATAACCAATGGGATAACTTCCATAAGTTAAGATTGTACGCTAGGGCGGAACAACCTATAGGTAAGTATAAGAACGAGATGTCTGTCGACGGTGATCTTTCCTTCATGAACCTAGATTGGACTCCGGTTCCAATACTTCCAAAGTTCATTGATATTGTTGTAAATGGAATGTCGGAAAGACTTTTTAAGGTTAAGGCATATGCTCAGGATTCTACTTCTATAAAGAAGAGAAACGAGTATATGGAGGCTATAGAGGAGGATATGGTATCTAAGGATCTATTAATGAAGATTCAAGAAAACCTAGGTGTTGATGCGTTTAATACTGACCCAAAAGAATTACCTGAAACAGATGAGGAGTTAAAGCTTCATATGGAGCTTAACTATAAATCAGCGGTAGAGCTTGCTGAGGAATCTGTTATAAATACTGTGTTATCAGAGAATTACTTTGAGGATACTAAGAAGCGAGTGCTGTATGATATCACTACACTAGGTATAGGTATGGTTAAGCATGAGTTCAAGAAAGGGTCAGGTGTTTCTGCTGAGTATGTAGACCCTGCTAATGTTGTGTATAGTTATACTGAGGATCCAAACTTTAAAGACTGTTTTTATTGGGGTGAGGTTAAGACAGTGCCTATTACTGAGGTTGTTAAGATTGATCCAACCATCAGTAACGATGACCTAGAAAAAATATCTAAATATAGTCAGGAATGGCACAACTACTTTAATTCATACCAGTACTACGACAACTCCCTGTTTAATAATGACAGTGTTACACTTCTTTACTTTAACTACAAGACCACCAAAAAGCTTGTGTACAAGAAAAAGGGTGATAAGGTAATAGAGAAAGATGACAACTTCAACCCTCCTAAAGAGATGGCTGAGGAGAGAGGTTTTGAGAAGATAGAGCGCAAGGAAGAGGTTTGGTATGAAGGTGTTATGGTGATGGGTACTAATATCATACTAAAATGGGATTTAGCTAAGAACATGGTTAGACCTAAGTCGGCATCACAGAATGCTTACCCTAACTATGTTGCGTGTGCACCTAGAATGTATAAAGGTAACATTGAGTCATTGCTAAGGAGAATGATTCCTTTTGCAGACTTGATTCAGATGACTCACCTAAAACTACAACAGGTAATACAAAGAGTAGTTCCAGACGGGGTGTTCATTGATGCGGATGGTTTAAATGAGGTAGACCTAGGTAATGGTGCAGCATACAATCCTGAAGATGCGTTAAGGCTTTACTTTCAAACAGGTTCTGTTATAGGTAGAAGTTTTACTCAAGACGGTGAATTCAATAATGCTAGGGTTCCAATCCAAGAACTATCAAAGAATAGTGCACAGGGTAAAATTGGTAGTTTGATTGGTAGTTACAATCACTATATGCAAATGCTTAGAGATGTAACAGGATTAAACGAGGCTAGAGATGGTTCTATGCCTGATCCAGATGCATTGGTGGGTGTACAGAAGCTTGCTGCATTGAATTCTAATACCGCTACTAGACACATATTAGATGGGTTACTAGATATCACAAGAGACTTATCTGTGGCGTTATCATGTAGAATATCAGACGCATTAGAGTACCATCCGTTTAAGGAGGAGTTTGTTATGCAGATTGGTAAACATAATGTAGACCTTCTAGATGAGATTAAGGGGCTTCATATTTATGACTTTGGTATCTTTATAGAGATGGCTCCAGATGAGGAAGAGAAGCAACAATTAGAGAATAACATACAGGTAGCATTATCTAGAGGTAACATTGATCTTGATGATGCTATTGATATTAGAGAGGTTAGAAACGTAAGACTTGCCAACCAACTTCTAAAGATAAAGAAGAAGAAGAGAGAGAAGAGTGCTAGAGAATTTGAGCAACAAAAGATGATGATGCAACAGCAAGGTCAGCTACAGAGTCAACAATTAGCTGCTGAGGCTGCTGCACAGAAGGTTCAATTAGAGACTCAATCTAAGCTACAAATAGCACAGGCTGAGGCTGCATTCGAGGTAGAAAAACTAAGAGGTGAGGCTGCTATCAAACTAGAGCTTATGAACAAAGAGTTCGAGATGAATATGCAGCTTAGAGGTATTGATGCTGATACTATAATCAAACGTGAAGAGATGAAGGAGAAGGCTAAGGATGATAGAATTAGTAAACAAAACTCTCAGCAATCTAAGTTAATCGAGCAAAGAAAGAAAGATTTACCACCTATTAATTTTGAATCTAACGAGGATACGTTGGATGGGTTCAGTTTAGAGGAGTTTGAGCCTCGTTAAAAAAGGTATTAAATAAACAATTATTTTTGCATTAAATTAAATTAAATATGGATATTAAAGTAAAAGAGGTAGAAGGGCCTGGACAAAAGTCTGTACAGGAAGTCGAGGAGCAACTACTTGAGCAACACGAGCAGGAAGTCAACAATGACGTTGACAATGCTGATGAAAATGTCAATAACGAAGTTGACAATACAGAAACTCAGACCTCAGAGTTAAGTGAGGAGGATGTTCTTTCATTTATTAAAAAGAAATACGAGAAAGAGGTATCATCTATCGATGACTTATTTGCTACGCCAGAGACGCAGAGCG